GCCCGTTCGGTTCAGAATTCCCGCACGACGCTACCGCCCTCGTGTTTGCGATAGATAAATCGGTAGATTGGGGTTTCGCCTCAATCGTCGTATGCGCGAAAACCGCCGACGGAGTAATTCACACCGAACTAGTCCGATCCATAAAGAAACCGACTATGGCGCGACTACTCGACGAGTGTGCGGCGCTCGCAAAATGGGGACCCGCCTCGTTCGTCGTGGACTCTCAATCGTTACGCGATCTAGGTAACGAATTACAGGCTCGAGGCTACCCCGTTAAAATTTCGGGCTATCAGGATATTATTTCGGGCTCGTCCTATTTCTACGAGCTCGTAAAATCGAAACGTATTTCTCACGCGGGCGAATTCCTTATCGCCGCTCAACTCCAACGGACTAAAACTAAATCAACCGGGGACGGGTGGAAAATTACTCGTAAAGATAGCGCTATGGAAATCGACGCCATAATCGCTACGGTAATCGGAGTGACGGCGTGTAGTAATATTAACGCCGCCGAAATTGCGATATACTAACCGTTTACGGACGACGGGGCATTATGGAAAAAGAAATTACGGACGGCTACGCGGTCCCTATCGACCCTATGGACCTACTCGGTTGTGACTCGTGCCAGTAGCCCGCCCGGGGGTGTAACGGTTACTCGACGGCGTAAGACTCTCACGAGAACGACGATCGGACTCGGGTTCGACTCCCGACACCTCCACAACACAATCGAACATAATATATTATATTCGTGGTACGATTAGCGTAATGGGATTTTTCGATTTCCTCAATAACGCGACGCGTCTCGACGCCATACGCGAAATTCAGGGCGCGCTCGAAATCCGAACCTCCTCAATCGTTCCGCCGCCTCGCTCGGCGTCTAGTGGGGTTACTACTTCCGACGCGCTCTCCCTCTCGTCGGTGTTTCGCGCCGCACAGATCATCGCAACCCACGTAAAAGCGTTATCTATAAAAACATTCCGCGACGACGTAGAGGTTCCCGCCCCGCTATGGGTTCGCAACCCGTCCACCTCAATTCACCGCGCCGGGTTTCTCGAACAAGTAACGCTCTCGCTCGTTCTGACGGGTAACGCCTATATGTTGATTTCGCGTAACGGGCGCGGCGAAACGATGAAACTCGAAACCCTTAACCCGATGGACGTGGCGATTAACGTGACGGACGCGGGCGAAAAACTCTCGTACACGTACCGCGGCACGATCCCCTATTCGCTCACCGAGGTAACTCACCTATCACTATTGCGCGTTCCGGGTAACGCTTACGGCCTCGGACCTATTCAGGCGGCACAACCCGAGCTACTGAACGCCCGGGACACCCGCGACTATGCCTCTAACTATTGGTCGATGGGTATTCCATCGGGAATTCTCAAAACGGATCAACACCTCACGGCGGAACAGGCGTCGGCATATAAAGAGGCGTGGAACGCGTCGGCGGGTGCTAAAAACGGCGTCGTAATTCTCGGCAACTCATTAAATTACATCCCCCAGTTCCTCTCACCCCGGGACAGTATGTTTATCGAGGCGCAAGAATGGTCCCGATCAACCGTCGCGTCCTTGTTCGGTATCCCCGCTAACTATCTGTTGGCTAATCAGGGCTCGGGCTCGTCGCTCACTTACACCAACCTCGAGTCCGAGGCGCTGGCGTTTATCCGCGGAACCCTACAGGTTTACACAACCGAAATTGAGGCGGCGTTCTCAAGTTTGCTACCCCGCGGGGTGGACGCCCGTTTTAATTTCGACTCCATTTTAAGAACCGACACCCTCTCGAGGTATCAGGCTCATAAAATCGCAATCGACGCCGGGTTTATGACAACCGACGAGGTTCGACGTATTGAGAACCTCGGGGGCGACAATATGACAGGAACCGCCAATAATGGATAAATTAGAAACACGCGCCGAAATGTCGGTACGGATCGAGTCCGAACAGACTCGAACCGTTACTGGTATCGCCGTCCCATACGAAACCGAGGCCCACGGCGAAATTTTCGCCCACGGTGCGGTAACACTCGAGCCGGGCGCGAAATTGTTTTGGCAACACGAGGAACCAATCGGGCTCATTACCCACGGCGAACACACCGAGGACGGTTTCGTTATTACCGCCCGGGTGTCCGAAACCTCGCTCGGAAACGACGTAATGACTATGCTCCGCGACGGGGTTATAGATAAATTTTCCGTCGGGTTCCAACTCCGTAACTATGAAATGGTGGACGGTATCCGCCGCGTAACCGACGCGTTCGTTCGTGAGGTTTCCGCCGTCGTATTCCCGTGGTTCGATACCGCAAACATTACGGGCGTTCGCAACGAACAGAATTCCGAGGACGAAACCTCGTCCCCGGACACCACCGACGTAACCTCGTCGGCACAAACACTAGGAGAAACAGATATGTCAGAAATGACTACCGTTCCCGACGCCGCCGAGGTTCGGGAACTTCAGGACGGACTCGCGCACCTCGAGCGTAAGATTTCCGACCTCGAAACAAAAGAAACCGCACCTGCGGGTTCTGAGTACCGCACCGCCGGAGATTTCATTATGGCTCTCGCACAGGGCTCGGAAAACGCGGTACGGGCGTACAACGGGGCGACGACCTCGGATAGTGTCACCACGCCTATCGACCGCGACCTTACGCTGCTCGTCGAAACCGCGGCGCCGTTGCGCTCGGTGTTCTCGACTGACGTGACTCCCGCCGAGGGTATGGCGATTTATTTCGCGCAGCTCGGCGGAATTACCGACGGAACCGCCGCACAGGCGGCACAGGGTGACGACCTCGGTTACTACGAAATTCAGGTAACGGGAAAAAACACCACGCTCAAAACTATCGGCTCATTTGTCGAAATGTCACTTCAGGTTATCACCCGGTCGACTGTTGATTTTATCAACAACACGTTTCGCGGTCAGGCTATCGCGCTGGGTAACAAACTGAACGCCGAACTCATCGCACAGTATCAGACGACGGTTGCCGCGCAGATTACGGCAAACAACAAGGTTACTTTCGCGGCAACCGGGGCAACCTATAACACGTGGCTCGGGGCAATCACCGACGCCGCGATTAAGTTTGCTACGCTCGGACTCCCGCTCGAGTACCTTATCGTCGACACCGCCACGTTTAAGGAACTTATGGCACTTCAGGGCGGCGATGGACGTCCCGTCCTCCTCGTCGATGGAGCCGGAACCAACAACGTGGGTTCCATTTCGCCTACGGGACTCGGTGGCAATTTCGCCGGGGTTCGTGTTGTCGCGGTTTCGCAACTGAACACGAACAAGAGCCAGTGCGCGTTCGTGAACGGTGCGGCACTTCGCCAATACACGTCGGCTAACCTCCGTCTTGACTCGACCAACGCGATTAACCTCTCGTCCGCCTACTCGCTGTCAACCGTCACCGCCGTCGCCGACGAGTACCCCTCGGCTATCGTCGGTATCGTTCGCTCGGCTTAATTAGGTAACGATAATGGCGGCGTGGGATAATTTAGCGAAATACGTTGGGACGCCCGTAGCGGGTCCCGACGACGTGTTCGTTCACGCGTGTTGGGACGAGGCAGAACTCCTCGTTACTAAATACGTGGGTGCGCTCACTGTCCCCGCCGCCATTCTCTACCGGGCAAAACTCGAGTGTGGTTCCGAACTATTCCACCGTCGTTCCGCGCCTAACGGCATTTCACAATTCGCCGGGTTCGACGGCGCACCCATTAGGGTAGCCCGCGACCCGATGGGTTCCGCCCGACCGCTAATCGACCCATACCGAACTAATGCGGGTTTCGCATAATGGCTAGCCTCACCACACTCCGAACCAACCTCGCTACCGTGGTGGGTTCGGTAACGGGCGATCCGTCGTTCGCTTACCTATTGGAACGCCCGACGCCTCCCGTGTCGATGATTTCGCCCGGCAATCCTTACGTGGTGGGCGACGAGGACGGGACCGCGTTTAATGAGTGGCGCGTAAACTACCGCGTGGACGTCGTGGCCCCGAACGCAACCAACGAAACTAAAACGGGCTCAATCGACGACACAATAGGCGAATTACTGGCGGGGCTCGACGCCGCCGGATACCTCGTCGGTAACGTGTCGGCCCCCTACGGCCTCGAGCTCAACGGGGCAACCTATTTAGCCGTAACACTTGACATTTCCATCTATAACCGTTTCTAAAAAAAAGGAAAAAAACTAATGCCAGTAACCCGTTTACAGGGAAACCTCTTAACCCTCTCCGTTGGGGCAACCGAATACGCCGCCGAGTTCTCGTCGGTTGTTCTCCAATCCGAGGACGCCGCCGACGACGTAAAGACGTTCGGATCGGATAACTCCGATTGGTTTATGACCATTTCGGGCATTACGTCGCTCGACGCCGCCTCATTCTGGCGGTATTGTTGGACCAACGCCTCGACCGACGTAGCGTTTAAACTCCGACCAAAGGGCAACACCACGGAGGCGGCAGACTCGCCCCACTTCACGGGAACTATTCGTATCCCCGAACGTGGACGCCTCCCGCTCTCGGTGGACTCGAACCCTCGCTCGACGTCGTCGTTCGACGGGATCCGTTTCGACCTCGTGGGCGACCCCGTTCTCGACGTCACCCCGTAGCCGTGGCAGAGGTTCGCGACGTCCGTAAAGAATTCGCGGGCGGTTACATTAAAACGGATGGGTTATCTAAACTCAACCGGGCTATGACCGCCGCGGGTATCGACGCGGAGGACAATCGCG